TAGTCAATGAGTAAATTCTTTGATTCTGAATTGATTCAGGAAGAACTTGAAGAAATCAATGAACTTCAAAGGTTCATTTATGGAAGCATTCTTACTTTCGGTTCAATGTCTCGTGAAGAGAAACTGGAACACATTGATAAACTGACTCAGTTGCTTGAAAAGCAACGCATTATGTACACAAGACTTTCTCTTTCTGATGACCCAAAAGCGATTGAGATGAAAGAAAATCTGAAAAAATCTGTGGCAATTATGGGATTTCCTCCCGACACAGATATGAATCTGTTATTCAGCAGTATGAATAAAACCATTGAGTCTCTCAAACAATTCATTGACAGATGAGACTATTCTTGTTATAATATCTAAGTAAATCCAAAACATCCAATTAATCCAAAAATCCAAATGTCATTTAAAGATTTAAAAAAACAATCCAATCTTGGTTCCTTGACTGCTAAACTTGTAAAAGAAGTTGAGAAGATGAATGCTTCTGGTAGTGGAGCAGATGATCGTGTATGGAAATTGAGCGTGGACAAAAGTGGTAACGGATACGCAGTAATTCGTTTTCTTCCCGCTCCAGAAGGTGAAGATCTACCTTTCGTTAAACTCTACAGTCACGCATTTCAAGGTCCTGGAGGGTGGTATATAGAATCAAGTTTAACTACTATGAACCAGAAAGATCCTGTGTCGGAACTGAACTCCGAACTCTGGAACAATGGTACTGATGCTGGTAAAGAACTTGCACGTAAGCAGAAACGCAAACTGACTTATGTGAGCAATATCTATGTTGTTAAGGATCCTACCAATCCCGATAATGAAGGTAAAGTCTTCCTTTATAAATTTGGTAAGAAAATCTTTGATAAGATTACTTCTGCTATGCAACCAGAGTTTCAGGATGAGACTCCTATCGATCCTTTTGACTTCTGGCAGGGTGCTAACTTCAAACTGAAGGCAAAGAATGTTGCCGGTTATCGTAACTATGACTCCAGTGAGTTTGCCGCACAAGGTGCTCTGCTGGACGATGATGATGCAATGGAAGCAATCTGGAAGAAGCAGTATGCACTTGCCGAACTTGTTGCTGCCGATCAGTTCAAGACTTATGATGAACTGAAGAAGCGTCTTGATTATGTCCTTGGTAACAAAGGAACTCGTCGTCAAGACCCTGAAGTTGCCGATGAGGAAGAGACTTCTCGTGGTCCAGTTCGTGAACTTGATGAAGATCTTCGCACCGAACTGAGTAACCTAAGTTCTTCTAAGTCTTCTTCTTATGATGAAGACGATGATGACACGATGTCGTATTTCCAAAAATTAGCTGAATAGTTATAATGGGGAGGGAAACCTCCCCTTTTTTATAGCATAGTATTTCTTGTATTCTCTGTCCGAATCAGTCTCTCATTAACATACTGAGAAGACTTATCATAATACATAATCTTTCTCATATCATTCAAGAACTGTTGCAGATATATTTTTTTCAGAATATAAATTCCACGCTTCTTATTGTTCTTGATAACTTCATATTCATAATTTGTAATACCAGCAACAGGATTCAAAGTATCCAAAGCATTAGATGGGTTTGGTATTGTAAAAGTTTTATCAACAACTTTACCTGCTGGCATAATTAAACGACCTTGTGAATCCTTAACTTCTGTGGTCTCATAATATTTAATACTACTTAAATTTTGAATTCCATATTTTTCTTCCGAGAATCTGTAAATATCTCTATCCGATAATGGCCAGTCATTTCTAATATTAACAATACCTGCAGAAATGATAACAACCCAATCGAGATCTGCTCTGCCATAAAGTTCTTCTGCTACGAGATCTGGTCTGGCACCATCTGCAATCTGATACTTATCAAATGCCGTAAAGGTACTTTGGAGATCATCACGAAGTTTAACACGACGAAATAAATTCTTAACTTTCACATATTCATCAGAAGATGATCTACGAGAAAGTGGTGATTGATAGTTTAAGTCTGGTAGTTCTCTGAAAAATCCCATTAGTATCCAACTCCGGTATCTTTATCTGAATAGTCCTCAAAGTAGATTGGATTAAGTTCCTGAAAGTTCATAGAAATTTTCATATGAATTGGTGTGGAATCACCATAAACTGAATAATTTCCTGAACCAGTATAATTAACTGACATTCCTTTCATTGCCATTGGTTTGAATGAATGTAGAAAAGGATGCTTCTTACTACCACTCCTATATTCAAGTTGAAAAACTCTTGGAGCACTAATGAATAATCCAGAACCGGTAGAATTGTCTGAACTTGTTCTTGGTGCCATTGCCCTTTTTAATGTGGTAATGATTTTCTTAATTTCTTTTGCCTCATTACCATCTCTTGGTGCCAGATCATATTCAAAGGCAAACTCTCTAAGGCTTACTCCCTTAAAGAGAAGTTCCATATTTGGATTAAGAACCTGTCCTGTTGTTCTTGCCACAATGTCAGAAGTTTGTATATTAGCACCTAAAGTTTGTAGAGCAGCTGCAGAGAAGAGACCAGTAGTTTGATCTTGTAAATTGCCACTTACTGCCGATCCCATAATTTTATTAATAAACTCGCTTCCTGCTTTACCTAAAGCTTGACCAAAATTACTACCACTTATAACTTCTCCAACACCTTGAGCACCAGCAAGTTCAAAAGCATTTAATGATCCATCACCCCAACCTACTGAGTTTTGGTCTTGAACATTTTGTGGAATTGGTAGTAGTATAATTGCTTCTGGAGTTTTGATATTATTTTGAAGTGACTGAGTTGATGTTCTAAATGAAAAATTATCAGCACCAGAACTAATACCAGGAGCTTTATATTGCACTATCTTAATCACCAAGTAGTCATCAGAATCCGTAAGTTTTTTATATGGATATCTTAGAGTTTGTATTGATTTGGGAGCAGCAGCATTCTTAAACCCTTGCGTAACAGCTGCCTGAGTTGCTGATGATAAACTTTGTGGGAAAGAAACTGCCATTTATCTTTTCTAATTATTTAGACGGATATTCGCATAAGAAATCGTTCGTAAATCTTCTAATTCATCTGATTTTACTTCATAGATACCTCCTGGTATTTCATCCCAAGTATATTGTCTGGTTCCATTAGATCCCCAGTGAAAGTTAATACCTCTAAATCCCCACGAGAATATATCAGTCACGGCAACTAAAGGATTTTGATCGTATTGTATGTTTGGTGTTTTTGGAGTATAAACAAAGGTATAAAATTTTCCAGCCTGTGGAACTTTATCAACTTCTGATAATACCGAAAGAATTTCAATCATTAAATCATCTGGTTTCTCATTACCAATTAAGTTATCAATCACTCCACGAACCCTATTATCACTTGTCTCTGATGGATTTTTTCTTTGTTTAAGAGTCTTTCTTGGCATTATTTGATACCTAATTCTGTTTCTGTGAGTATCTTAAATTCCCATCCATTATCCTTACAAAACTCTCTTGCCGCAGACCACTTTGCCTGATTTTTGGCATACTCCATTACTTCATAGAGATATCCTTTTGTTACTCTCTTTTTCTTCTCTGGTTCAACAGTCTGTTTCTTTGGTTTTATTTCGATCAAATATGTTTTAATCTGTCCCATACTTTCTTTGACCTTGATATAGAAGTCTGGAAAATATCTATGGGGTCGATTATCAAGAGGAGATATGTATCCTACTATAATTTCTTCACTTCCCCATTCCAATATATTTACAGTTGTATCACAATATTTCATAAATTTTCTCTCCCATAATGACCTGTAAATTACATTATTGGGGTCACCTTTATATTTTCTGGGATTGATTGGACTATATTTTCCTTTATATGACATCTAAATACTTACAATTAACAGACCCATAACAGGTATTTAGAGTGGTAAGACCTCGCAGAATATCAGATATCAAACCAATATTTACAAATGTTGCCCAAACCTCACAGTATTAGGTAAAGTTTGGTGGATTAAAACCAGAATTGCGTAATTATCTTTCTGCAAGAGGAGTTGATTCGAGATTTATTGGAGAAACCGTAGGTCTTTTATGTAACTCTGCATCATTACCAGGAAGTTCATTTGGAACTTCCGATATTGCCGGTAATTATACGGGTGTAATGGAGAAGTTTGCTCATACTCGTATTTTTACTCCAATTGATTTGACTTTTTATGTTGATAAGGAATACAAGACAATGAAGTTTTTGGAGCACTGGATGGAGTATATGTCAAGTGCTTCTAATGTATCTCCAAATAATGATGGATATTACTTTAAAATGAAGTATCCCGATCAATATAAGTGT